TTAAGTATCGAGCTTATCCACCAACATCGCATCGCCATAACTAAAGAAGCGATAACGTTGTTCAACTGCATGGGTATAAGCAGCCAAGATATTGTCTCGATTGGAAAGTGCTGAAACCAACATCAGTAAGGTCGATTCTGGTAAATGGAAGTTGGTAATCAAACGATCCACGATACAGAACTGATAACCCGGATAGATAAAGATCTGGGTATCACCAGTCCAAGCTGCAATTTTGCCTTGATTGGCTTGTGCTGCACTTTCTAAGGCACGGGTCGCCGTGGTTCCCACTGCAATGACTTTATTACCACGCGCTTTGGTTGCCAAAATCAGGTCAATGGTCGCTTGTGGAACATCACACCATTCACTGTGCATAATGTGATTGGTAATGTCTGTGGTACGTACAGGCATAAACGTTCCTGCACCCACATGTAGCGTGACAAAGGTTTTTTGCACGCCTTTGGCTGCTAGTTTTTCTAATAAGCCTTGGTCAAAATGCAGACTCGCTGTCGGTGCTGCAACACTGGCAATTTTTTCAGGGTCGTGGAAAACAGTTTGATAACGTTCAGTATCAATTTCTTCTGCTTCACGATTGAAATAAGGCGGAATCGGCAGCTGACCGTATTGATCCAGTACCGACAAGATTGGTTGTGAAAACTTCACCACAAACAGATTTTCATGGCGACCTTGTACAGTGACTGGAACCGCATCTTCACCAATATACAGTTCTGCACCAGCTTTGGGGGAGTTGCTTGATTTGATATGGCAATGCGCAGTGTGGGTATCCAACATGCGTTCAACAAGAACTTCGATTGCACCGCCTGTAGCACGTTTGCCTTTTAAGCGTGCTTTCATGACTTTGGTGTCATTCAGTACTAGCAAATCACCTTCTTCGAGAAGGTCGAGAATATCGGTAAAGGCATGGTCGTGATATTGGCCTTGCGCATCGATATGCAGCAGGCGAGATGCGCTACGACTGTCTAAGGGGTAGCGAGCAATAAGTTCATCGGGGAGATCAAACGAAAAGTCGGAGAGTTGCATACATCTAAAACATTGCAAAAAATTGGGCGTAGTATAGTCTTTTTTGCGTTTTCTCGCTGAGTTCGCGTGTTTATAAGCAGAAAAATATCTGAGTGATTTAAAAGTGAGCAATAAGCGTGAGTTAGTGTTTGACAATAAAATCAAACAGGTTATTATACGCAACACAAAGCATCGCACTCTTCCCGAGGTGGTGAAATTGGTAGACGCGGCGGACTCAAAATCCGCTGTCAGAGATGACGTGTCGGTTCGAGTCCGACCCTCGGGACCATTAGATAGCTTAGACAGATATATCAAAGCCCCAAGTTCTTATTAATCAAGAGCTTGGGGCTTTGTCGTTTTTGGCGTTTATGTTTTTTTGGGGTATTTTTAGCTATTTTCAGGTATAACTACCCACACGTTACCCACACACTTACACACCGTATGGTCCTGAAATGTATCGATCTATCTATAAAACTGCGAATGGAAAGTGGCGAGCGGAAGTCAAGATTGATGATTTAAGAAAAACTAAGGTACATGACACTGAAGCTGCAGCGAAAACGTGGGCACGTGAAACAGAAAGAGACATCATTTTAAATAACCAAACATTAGCAGCTTTGCGGAAAGATGTTGTTTTGACTATGAATGAAGCTTTGAATCGTTATTCAAACGAGGTTTCATCATTTAAAAAGACTGCAAAGAAGGAAAAGCAGCGCATAATTTATTTTCAAAGAGTTTTAAAAAATACTGATTGGCCACTAGTGAATTATCAATCTGAATTCCTAACAGAATATCGTGATGATGTGATGAAGCGATCAATCAAGCCTTTGAAAGCGAGTACAGTTAGAAGGGATTTCTCCACCTTATCGTCTTTTTTCGAATGGTGTATTGAGAAGAAGTGGATAAAAATTAATCCAGCATCTCAAGTGAAATTACCACCAAAGCCCGTACATAGAGAACGACGTATTGAACTCGATGAACTAGGGCAGATGTTGGCAGCATTAAAGTATGTTCCAGGTACTGTACCAAATACTAAAATGCAACAAGTAGCTTTGATTTGGCTCATCGCATTATCCACTGGCATGCGATCAGGCGAAATTGTTAATCGCCTACCTAAGGATGTGAATTTAAAAAAGCGGATTGTTAAATTACCAGATACCAAAAATGGTACCACAAGAATTGTTCCGCTAGATGAGTTTGCAACACAACTTTGGGAGTTGGCTCTGCAGATTGATAGAAAGGCTTCACCCAAGATTTTTACTGTTACTGATTCATCTAGGGATGCGCTTTTTAGAAAAGCTAGGAAAAGTGCTGGATTAGATGGTGCAGATCTGACTTTTCACGATTCAAGACATGAAGCTGCAAGCTTAATGGCCAAGCGAATAAAGAATGCTTTAACCCTTTGTAAGATCTTTGGATGGAAAGATCCAAAATTTGCATTGATTTATTACAACCCGACCAGTGAGGAAATTATCCAAGAAATGGACCAATCTGGGGGATTAAGCAAGTTATTAGCATAAAAAAAGCCACCCGAAGGTGGCATTTTTTAATGGTAGGTCAAAGTGCTTTTATCAAACGCCATCGCAAATTTTATGACATCTGTTGCCTTCCAACGAGGGACTGTTCGCTCACCATCTTTTGAGGTGGGTAAATCACGGCTTGGAGGAAACTTATCATTAGCGATTATGTTTCGTTTAGCATATTCCAAAGTGTATTTAAAATAAGTTGCTACATCCTGATCGTCCCATAGTTGGCATTCGATCGGAACAATAGGTTTATCTTCTATTCGTTTAATCATTTTCTGAAAAAAGCTTTCAAGTGCTTTTTCAACGCCTGGTTCAGTCATGACTTATTCCATCCAGCATACGCATTCATCAGTTGTACATTTGGCATGAATATGCCCGTTGTAGCTGCTGATTCGGTAATTTAACTCTCCAGTTTTACAAATCGGGCAATCTATAGAGTCCTGGATATTTTGGGTTGGTTTTTGTGCACCGTGCTTATCAGTTATTGCTTCACGGGCAATCACAATGTGTTCAAAATTCATTTTTATTCTCGCTTAATATGGGTTTGCTTGTGGAGCTGAGTCGAGCATTTGCATGCTTTGAATTTTTACTTCAGTCATGTAGCGTTCAATGTTCTGTTGATCTTTCCATAACCGAGTATGAAGGGAACCTTCCACATAAACTTTTGACCCTTTTTTTAGGTATTGGGCTGCAATATCACCTAGCTTTCCGTTGGCCACAACACGATGCCATTCTGTTTTTTCATTCCAAGCACCTGATTGTTTATCCTGCCATTTTTCTGAAGTAGCAATTGAAAATTGAGTATATGAACCACCATTAGGAAAATTCTTTTTCTGTGGATCTGCTCCAAGAGAACCCACCAAAATAACTTTATTGATACCTCGCATTACAATTCCCCTTTAACTCTTAAATATTTGATTTTTACGTGAACACAGTTTGCATCTCGGTCTAATACTTCTGATATGTAGGGGACTTTATAATTATCTTTAATCATCGATTTTAGAACTATCACCTCAGAGTCCCACCAACCACCACGGGTTCTTCTAAATGACAGGCGAGGACGGCCACCTGACTTTTTCAAAATTTGAATTTTTTGTCTAACCATGCTTGGTAAACGATCAAGGACATCTGCGATATCACTAATCGTTTTTCTCTCGTCAAGCATTGTTTCTAACACTTGAATTTCACATGGCCACCATACCCCTGTAGTGTTTTTTATTTTTAACTTTCTACCGTTTCTACCTATATTTGAGATTGCCATATTCATTTTGATTGACCTCCTTGCGACTCGAAGCAGGAGCATTTGCTTTTTTCGGCATGATCCATTTGCCACCAAGTGACAAAAAGCCTGCGAGTGTCTTCACTTTTGAAAAAGTGATTTCCATCTGTAACTTCAAAAGCTTTGTCAGTTTTAGACATACCTAAGTTTTGAGTGCAATAACCTATAAATTTTTCTTTCTCTTGTGGTGTCATTTCATCGCTTCCCATTTTTATGCACTAACCGTTACTTGTTCGAATTCGAAGTCATCGTCAGTCACGTAATTGTCCCAATCGAGCTCTATTAATTCAAAACAAGTAGGACTCCATCCTTCATCCATAAAAATTGAATTAACTCCATATTTTGAATGTAGGGAAGTACTTTGGTGTTGATAGCACCACCAGAAAACCTTACGACCAATCATCTTTAAGATGACGGCAACGATGTCTCCATCATTGTCATCCAGACGTATGTCATCGTTACTCCAAAACGTATTGTGATCATGTAAAGCCTGATCGGTACATTTAATAATGATGGTGAAATCCAAGTCACAGGTGAACTCATGATCGCTGTTTAATTTCACTTTATATGTACGTGGATCACACTGTAGATATTCAGGAATTTCCGCTTGTTCTGTTTGTACTGTAGAATCGTTTTGCATAATTTCACTCCTAGTGGTTGTGTGCCACATATAGAAGCTGCAACTTCTATATGTGGGCTGTTAACTTTTAACGGTTGAATTGGTAAGGGTTTGAAAATATCCAGCATTTAACATTGCGTGGAGTAGCAACATCAGTTGCAAGCTCTTTACCTTTATTTACTGGATATGTTGTTGATCGAACCTGGCGGTTCATTTCGATGAATTTGTATTTACGACTAGATTTGAGTAGCGATCGCATATCATTGATATCTGGTAGGGCTTGATAATTGATTGCTGCAGCTTTGTAGATTTCATTTAAGTTAATGGCAATCGTTGCATCTTCAGCTTTGTGATGATTGAGCGAAGAGTTTGCAGTACGTTTGTTTGAGTTTAGGAATTCATAAACTTCAAAGAATTGTTTTACTAGGACATGGTCATCGGATAGATCGGCCATTCTGGATCTAGCCATCTCCTCGAGCATAGCCTGAGCATTACAGACTTCTTCAAGGTCAATAACTTCATTCAATACATGCTTGCTGATTGCAATAATCATTGCTGATATTTGGGCATGGCATAAAGCAATACGGGTATGGGTAATACCACTACCATGTAAATCTTTTTCTAACTCGCTGAATTTTTCATGAAAAGTCTTCAGGATTGCATTTTCATTTTTTAGGCAATGAGTCATGTACTTACATGCCTCTGAAAATTCGATCCCATATAAACGATTTGCAATTACTTTTTTATCGTAAGTGTGACCTTTCATATCAACTTCGATAAAAAGGGTACGGCTCAGGATTGCTTCTGATGCGCTAATAGGATCATTCTGGCTGATCATGATCGCCCCACGGAATGGAGGCTCGTACGTATCATTGCCTGAAGTTTTTAAACCTCGAGAACGAATATTCTGGCCATTAAAAGCATCTTTCAATTCGTCCCAATCAAATTTCTGTTTTGATTGTTTCTGGTCCTTTCTATCACCTTCAATAAATACAACAGGCAGATTAGACACTTGGGCCATAGATCGATGAAGAGCAGCTGACGTGGAGCTATTTGGGTTAATCCCTTCTTTAGCACCGACTTGGCCAGAAAGTTTCCAGAAGAAGTTAATTAGTGAAGATTTACCAGCTCCAGCCTGACCCACATATTCAATAAACGGATATGAATAGTGTTTTTCACGGATCTGCTCTGCGAAAAATGATCCTGTCCACCAGGCTAATAAAATAAGTCCCTTATCTCCGTTAATGTTGTAAAAGTCTTGCCACCATTGAGGTTTAAAGGATTCATCGTTCAGTTGAATTGAAGGGCTTTTAGCTAGAGTTTTTAAATCAACTTTACCTGCTCTGTAGAAATCATGATCGTTTATGGGGATAACTTTGCCGTTGTACACAGCATGTTTATTGAAAATATACGCACCGTATTCTTTTGAATAGCCTATAAAATCAATTGTTTTGACTTCTTTTAGATATTTAGGATCGGTTTCACGCTGAGCGATTGAATGGAGTTGTTTGTCTGATCCAGTCCACCAAACACCAGGGGAAATACCCAATAAACGGTTGGTGAAATTGGCTTTTGATGTGAGTTGCTCAGGAGAAAAAGTCTCTTTAACTTCAGTACGAGCATCATTCTGAATTTTGAAGTAATACCAGGATTCATCTGTAATAGTATTGCGTTGGAAATACAGTCCCTTCAGTACAGCATTGCAGATCATTTCTACTTTGCCAGCGCGTTTTAGGGCTTCCTTTGCTGCAATTGTTTTGTCGCCCGTATTTTGAAGTTGAGAGTCATACTCTTTGTCATAGTCCTCCCGATTGATACTGAACCAGTAGGTTTTATATTGGTGGGTAAACGAGAAATTATTTAATTTTTGATCATAAAAGCTATATATCAGTTGAGCTGCTTCATAAGATGACTTGGCAATTAACAATTGCCCAAAGTGATTGAATCGCTTGAATGGATCTTCATCTTTATCCTTTGTACTCAATAGATCGCGCTGATATAAATCATTCCAATCTAAATCACCTTCTCTGGCCATAACAGGGATTGATGCAGTCGACTCCCAACCATCGGTAACAGCTCGATCGTGAAATTTATTAATTGCTTTTCGCCCAGCAATATCATTGTCAAACGCCCAAACAAGTGTTGGAAGTTTTTTAAGCTTTAATTCTGTGCAGCGTTTTTTTATTGCTTCTAGAAGTGCAGCAGGGTAGTTGTTCGTTGATAAGGTTGCGACACTAATTTTTTCACTGAAGCTTAAAGCTATACTGTTAAATATCCCTTCAGTGAGCATTAACTCTTTAGCTATACAAAGATCATCGAATTTTTCATGGTAGGTCCACCAAAGGCCTGTGTATTTACCAATGATATTTGCTTTTTGTTTTCCGAAACGCTCAGGTCTATCGATAAGGCGTTCCCAATAAGCACCATCAGCAATTTTGAATCTAACAGTCGCGCTATATTGTCCAGGATATTTAACGTCATTATTAAAAAGTTCCTGAGTGTAACGGCCTTTTAGTTTTGAAATATCAAAGCCTCGAGCTTCGATTAAATAAGCATCAGCACTTGCAGATGGATTTTCGGGCGTTTTAGGAAACTCTTTAGACCAATCTTTAAATAGATCAGCACAAATTTCTTTTACATGTTCTTCATAACCACAATTATTAATACGATTGCATTTAACAACTTTGGGTTTGTCTGTGTGGGCATAGCAAGTTTTCTCGCCACATTTAGGACATGTTCCATAATGGTACCAATCACCTTCTCTTTTAAACTTAAAAGTCTTTTCCAGATGATCGATGATTTTGTCTTGAAGGCTCATTGCGTCATATCCGTGGGAAAGAGTGAAAGATTTTCGATTCGGCGTGTGTACTGCTGGGCTTCGGTTAAATTTATTAAGCTGCAGATCTGCAGTGCATTAATAAAGCCCTTGATATGACCGATAGAATCTTTGGCTGCACCAGGATTGACTTCGATACTTTGAACAAGAAACTCAAGCTCTTTGAACCAGGGATGGAGATTTCGAATGGAAGGTGTTTCGTCAGAAGGAGTTAAGCTGCTTTGTATTGACGACACGATTTCGACATGGGCGTTGTAACTAGCTAAGCAACGTGGGTTTTTGCATGAAACAACGAGTTTATGCAAAACAGGTGAAGGTTGTTTGCGTCCATTGACGTACATGCGTGTACTGCAATGTGGACAATAAATACCAATTGATCTACTCATAGTACTGACACCGATTTCCGAGTGAATACTCTGACAACCTCAATACGTAGGCGTATGACCTGATTGCAGGTTTCACATTCGCTAATGAATTGGTGATTGCCATCCTTGATTGCTGCGCGTCCATGCAGCTGGAGAGGTGTGTTGCATGTACTACAAATTAATTTGTCATCCTTGACATGCACTTCCTGAAGCCCCTTTACCATAATTTTTTACCGCGAAAATATTAAAAATTGTTTGATAGACACTGCATTTATTTATGATTTTTATGAGATTATTGCGCAGCCTGAATTTGCGGATTTTTTTTACTTCGTTCTTCTAGTTCCCTAATTACCAAATTGTCTAGCCATTCTTGGGGGGTTAAGCCGAGACATGCTGCATCGATACGGATCTGTTGACGACGGGATACAGGCGCACGGAAGCTTATTTGCACTCTCTTCTCTTCAGGGTTTGCTACGGTTGTCATGGTCGACGACTCCTTTGGGGTAACAGCTTAAAAAGCTGTGTTTGATAATTTAACTTTGTTAAGATGTTAAGTTGTTAACTTGTTAGACTTAATAATAGTCCAAATGGACTATTTAATAATAGTGGTGCTAGACCAAATGGATATAGAAAATAACGATAGTATCGGTTCTCGTTTGGGAAAAGAGCGATTAAGATTCGGATTTACTCAACCAGAACTTGCGGAAAAGTTAGAGTTAGATAAGCAGTCCGTTTATAGGTATGAAAACGATAAAAGAATGATGAAAATTGATGACTTACAGAAATTATTAAAATTGGGTTTTGACGTGCTTTATATATTGTCTGGTCAAAAAAGTGATTCTCTTGCGATGCTGACACCTCAAGAGAAAGATTGGTTAACATTGTACTCTCAAACAAACCTTAACCAACGTGATGCGCTGTTTACTGTTGCGCGCAGTTTTGCCGCTTCATTTCCTGCTTCTGATATTGCTGACTAATTCCTTCAACTTGCTGTAACAAATTCTGGAAAGTAGCCGTGAGAGCGCGGCTACTGGTATTGATATTACTATTTGCGTCTTCAGTGAGATCTACGAGTAAAGTTAACTGTCCAATCAATTGGCATAGTTTCATATCGATGTCCATGAAATCCCCCTAATTTAAATCTGAAAATCCGTTGTGTATGAGGTCACTAAGGGCATGATGTAGTTCCCAACTAATCTCTGTATTCGACATCACTAGTACCGTTTGCACTGCACTTATACTTAAAATCAAATCTCCATTTTTATCATTTACATGGTAATCCGTGTCTAAGCGCAAAGGCGTATTCTTGATATTCATACAGAATTGTACGTATGTTATATTGCACTGTAACATTGTGTAAAGAGACCTAGCGTTCATCATTATTCTTCGCTTTCTGTCAATTCCCACACGTATTCTGATAAGTTTTTCTTTAAAAACATTATATTGTAACTTATTAATATCGCTTTTCATTTCTTATCTTCCGCTTAGTTTAATTGAGTTATTTGTAATTGTTCAGGAGTATGCCAGTAAGCTGGTGTACGGCTGCCTTGGCGTAAATAATAAATTTGTCGAATAACTTTCGAGGAATGCTTTAACCATTGTTCTAATCGTGGATCAGTCAGGGAGATATCGAGTTTGGCTTGGCGTAAGGATTTATAAAAACGTTGATAATTTAATGGGTAGTTAGTCAGATCTGCTTCAGCAGCAGGAGCATGTTGTGGATCTGGTGATCCTTGTATTGTTTTTTCTGGAGTAACTGGAGCAGGGAGTGGCTCTTTAGACACTTTGGTGGGTGGCTTCGGGATATCTTCGGTTACTTGAGGATTGAAGATCTCCTGCAGTTTTTTATAGTCGATGCTGTAGTAATTCGTTTGTACCCATTTGCTGCTGGCGAGTTTTTTTATGATCAGTACGCCTTCTTGCTTAAGCTTGGCAATGACTCTTTTTATTGTTGAAACACTATAAAGTCCGAGTGTATTTACCCAGTCTTCTAAAGTGTGAAACCAGAATCGCTTTTTATCGTGGGCCTTTGCATCACTGCTCTGTAAACAATAGTGTAACTTCTGCAGAAATACGGCTGATGCCAGTCCATACGCTTTGGCAAGCGTTGGACTAGCTATCAGTGGATAATCGCCCTGTAACAGCAGCTTATTAGCCATCCTGACCTCTTAAATTTTTAAAAGGACAAGAGTCATTAGAACAAAGGCTATGAAGCACAATGTATCTATTATTTTTTTACGTTTTTGAATTTGTTTATGGCGTAGCTGATGCGCTGCGAGATCTTTAACAGGGGTATGTTCAATAATTGGGGATTGAGACGTGCGTGTGTATGCACTATAAGAACGAGTGTTCATAGTAAGTTTGCCTTTGATCAAGTTTTTTAAACCTGACACCATGCTTTCCTACGGCAGGGTGACAGACTGAATGAGGCTAGGAAAACCGTGATCAAAGAAACGGTCGCTCTTACGAGCTCCCCATCCAGCCTGCCATATAAGGCATAAGCCGAATTTTACGCAAAAAAATAGTCCGCTGGCGGACAAATTTGCGCCTTTGATCGAATTTTCAGGTTTCCTACGCCTGCACTTAACTGCTTTCTGTTAAGTTGCTAACAATGTAACTTTGTTAATTTGTTTAGTCAATAGAATTTGTTATAGTGATTTTGGGGTAATTAAAATTTAGATATAAATATGAGTAATCAATTATTTAACCAGCAAAACGTAGCTACTGTAACTATCCAAATAGGTGCAATATATTTTAATGTCCAGAGGTTTCAGCCTTTGGAAATTAATTTAAATGAGCTTCAGCGACTTTTTCATGAAGTAAGTGATCAAATTACGTACAATAGGCCTGTGATTGATACGACCATTAAAATTAATGCGAGTTTAAAAGTGGTCTATGATTTGTTGCACAATTCAACAGGTGTAGACAATAAAGAACGTTATTTAAAAAATCTATTTGATACAGCTATTGCATTTTCTAAAATATTAAAAGAAAACAACGATATAGATGAGAGAGATAAAACTCTAAAAATGATTCATAAGGTACCAAATGATATCTACGAAATTTATTTTTACCCACGTTTAAATGCAAATTTCTGGTTTGAACTGAAACTTTATTTTTGGCTTAAGAAAAATAATAAAATTGAATCAAGACAACGGTATTCTTCAATGTCCACGGAAGAAGAAATATTTACTGATGAATTTCTAGAAGATTTTTTTAATAATAATAAATGGATAGTTATAGATACCTTAATTGAATTAGAAAGAAATTATAAAAAGTATAATGGAGGTTACGACATTATAAACCCATTAAATCTTATTGAGTTTAGAGAGGTGTGGGATATGGGGAATCAATTAAAGGGTCTAAAATTTGAAGATGTTAATTAGAAGTCATTTTTTGAAGCATGGGAATCATGAATATTAAAATTGATAAAGAAATATTAAAGATTTTAGTTGTTAGATTGCTCTAGGCTTAGAATTATATAACGCTAAGATTAAATCTCGATATAGTATTTACACAATTTTCTAAGGCACGCTGTGACGTCGCTTGGAATGTTTTAAATCTTTTCGCAGATCTTTCAGTCTATACACTATGTTCTATCTAATTATACAGGGATAATCTTAAGCTATGAGTAGTAAAAGTTATACTAAAAGCAATTTGGAACAATTTTTAGAGAAAATAGAAGATTTTAAATCTTCATATTTTACTATAAATGGAGATAAAGTTAAGGATGTATACAATAGTGATGGATCGTCTAGAAAAGATGAAATTACTTCCATTAATAATGACATTTTGTTAAAAATTAAAAACAGTAGAATTGTAGGTGCTGATGTAATTGGTGAAGTTTGTGTTTTTTTACAAAAAATTCACGATGTGCAGATTAATCTTTATTATGGTAAGAATCAGCATGGTTTTGAAGTTGAATATAATTCAGCTTTATCGCAACTAAGAAGCATTGCGCAAAATTTTAACGATTATATTATTCAACTTTCTGGAAGAGTTACAGAGTTTGGTGGTTATTATGAAAAAATTAGTTTACTTGTTTCTATAGAATCAAGTCTACTGATTTTGGATGGAAGATTTGAAAAAGAAGATTTTAAAGGATATAAATATACTCAAAAAGAAGAATTAAGTGAAGTTTATAATAAAATCAAATATATTTTGAATGATTTAAAAATAAATGATAAAAGTAAATATTGGATTTTGTTATCTTATAAAATTTTAGAGTCAGCTGAAAGTGCTTTTATTTCATATGCAAATACTCAGACTCTTTATGATTCTGAGTATATTAATGAGGTTACTAATTTTTATAGCTATATAGTAGATCCTTCAAGGTACACTATAAATCGAGCAAGCTGGAATGTTGATGAATTTCACGATGCATCCTACAAATTAGAACAGGCACTACGGGTATCAGCATTAGGTAGGCTTTTAGACACAAAAATTATGCAGTTGAATAATTTCTACTTATTAGAAAATGAAGTTTTAAATAAACATAAAAATGGTATAAATGAATTTGCAACAGCATTAGATGAAATTAGAAATCTTGTTACCCAATCTAAGACTCATCTGGATGAAATTCAATTAGAAAAAAGTGCTGTATTACAATACTCAGAAAGATTAAAAAATACACCATCTATACAGGTCTATACGAATATTCATTCAGATGAAATTTTTATTGCTAATCTTTTTCGCTGGTGTGCATTAGGTATTTTTGGAATATTTGCAGCTATTTCATTTATTTGTTTGTTAGTTTTATTTTTTGGAGATACTAATAATTATGTTTTAGCAAATTTAGTAGATACTAAGAAAATATTAGCCAAGATTCCTTTTATTCTCGCATTTATTTTATTTGGTTTTTATTTGGCTAGAGAAGGTGAGAAACATAGGATGATCGCCATTCAAGCAAAACAAACTGAAGCTGAGTTAACTGCACTTGATAGTTACACGAATGGATGGGACCCTCAAGAAATTAAAGAATTAAAAATTAAACTTGCTGATAAATATTTTGGAAGGGATGTTAGTACCACACATGCTAATTCAAATAATAATATCGTTGTTGAACAAATGAAAGCTGGTACTGAATTAGTCAAAGCCTCAACCGATGTAATTAAGACTTTTAACCCACCAGTTAAGCAAGTTGTTGGTTCAGGTGGTGGGGGTACACCAGGGTAAACTTAAATATCAATTTAAATATTGAAATAACTGATAGTTATAGTATTGCAGGGATTAATTTTTGTAATTAAATTCACGTCTTATGGACATTGGGGACAAATGAAAAAGTATATTTTAGTTCTTATGATTATGATTATTTCTGGTTGTTCTAGTGAAGAGCATATATCTACTAGTACAAAAGATTCGCCAATAAGTGATGCAGTCGCTACACATCAAATTGACTTTCAACCTGTTGACTCTAATGAAGATGTTGCAAGAATTGATGATATTCATAATGATAATGAAATCATCAAAAGTGCAGCTGTACCTGTTTTTAAAACTATTAAAAGCACGGACTCAAACGGTGAACCAAAGAAGATATACAAATTTGCTGATTTTGGTGCTCAATTAGAATTAAGTCGAACACAAATTATTATTGGGTGGGTAGCTGCAGATGATACTGAATCTGCAAAGGAAAAGAGTCTTGAAAGTATCAAAGTTGCTCAACGGGTAGCGCGTTCTTTACTTGGGCTTGAAGCTGGTCGACTAGTCGATAAAGTTACGGCAGGAGGGAAAGGTGAGGAAATTATGATTGACGGCTACAAAGCTTTTGCGACGGATTGTATGGGTGGTTCATGTATGTTGAAAATTTATCGATAACTTATAAGGTATTTACAAATGTCTAATATTGAAAAAGCAAAACAACTTATTCTTGATTCTTTTGATCGCAAAGCTAAGGAGGGTGAAAAATACGATCGATTTGTTATTAGGAAAAATATAAAACATGGTATACCTCAAAGTGATTATGACGCTGCTGTCGTTTCACTTACGACTATTGATGGTTATCTAGATCAAAATGGATGTTTAACTAAAAAAGGATTCAAACATTTGTTTCCTTCGAATATTCCATTAGTTAGACAAAAATTTTTAGATGAGTTGAAAAGACAGGGAATGAGGGTTAATGAAAATCTTAACTTTCCTGTTATCGAGCTTGTTTTTATAAGTAGTCTTAACACTCAAGAAGAACTTGATCTTGATGAAGTATTTAAGGCCCTACAAAATGAAGGGATTTTAAAACAAGTCGGTAGGACTATGAAATTAGCTAAACAAATTTGATAAAAGCCCCTTGGGGCTTTTTTTATATTGTTAGTTCGAGTTTTTCAAACCTATTTCTCTGACAGCATTTTCTAAATCTTTATGACTAAAACGGTTCATATCAAATACATAATACAAATAGCCATGATGCGGTATGTCTTTATGTAGACTTAGATTTGGGTCAATTTCTTTATATGGTTTTAAGCACTTCTTGATTCGTACTGCATAGCTTTCTACGGGTGTCTTGGTTCCTGAAATTACAGCAAATCCATGTTTAATGACTGCATCTACAGCATTGTAGACGTTTTCTGTTGTTGCATAGATTCTCATCTTTTTTTAACCTTAGATTTATCGAAAATATATTAATAACTTTATTGCTTATTCTATTAAAGAAGAATGGCTCTATTTGATCCTAACGAATAGTTCAACATGAACTTATCATTTAGATCAATATGAGCTAATGCTAATAATAAGCCATACACAGAAAAATTGTATTTTTATTAATCAATAAATGCGACATATATGTCTTGACAAGTGCGACAAAAATGTCGTACTATATCTCATACATTGTTTAGAAGGAGATGTACATGAAGTACAGTGAATTCGAACGATGGCTGAAACAACAAGGTGTCACGGTTGTGCGTAGCGGTAAAGGTTCTCACCGAATAGTTGAATATGAGGGGAAACAGACAACACTACCATTTCATAAAGGCAAGGAAATTGGAGAAGGTCTTCGTAAAGAAATCATCAAACAGTTAGGGCTTTAAGCCCTAGCTGTGACTTTAAAGTATATCTCTTGATACAAGTTACTCAAGGCTGGGAAGATGATTATTACCAATATTCACTCTTCGAACTTCAATTTTCAGAAGGCCACAGCCGCTAGCCACATCTTCATTACCTTTTCAAAGTACATGAAGATAATCATCGTGATGAGATTTGTTGCTGCAGCAACGGTTTTAAAGCGAAAACCTTTTTCAGGATACCATCCTGAAAAATCATCGGAGAATAGAGAATCATGTTGTATCCAGTGTCTTTCACACACGATACGGATAATTCTTACTTAGTTCGTAGTCGTGATATACCAGAAGCTCTAGCTGTTGGATATTCTGAGGAAGAAGCAATTGCTGAAGCTGTTAATGGACTAGAATCTGCGTTCATCATCTATATGACTGAACGTCGACATATACCTCTACCAAGTAAAAAGTTAAAAGGTGAGCATTTAGTAAAATTACCTTTCCGTGTCAGCTTAAAAATCGCTTTGTTTAACGCTATGTTAGATAAAGGATTAAAAAAAGCAGATCTAGCGAGAGAATTGAAATGGGATCAAAAACAAGTTGATCGTTTGCTTTCGCTAACCCATTCAACAAAGTTAGAAGCACTTGAAGAAGCACTTTTAGCTATTAACGAGGATATAGATATTGGCATAACTGCTTAACTGAAAATCCTTGAAGGCCTGTAGTGTTTAACTAATAGGCCTTTTTTTGTAATTAAATTTCTTATATTTAGCCTCTTATCAATTTTTTCAATTTCAATTAACTTGAGCATCGTTCTATGCTAACTTGAATATTGTAACGATTTCAAGTTTATGAATACTCTTGTCAAACATGGTGGGCCACGCCCTGGTGCTGGACGTAAAAGGACTGGCGAAGAAACACAGGTAATACGCGTGCCTTTGTCACAAGTTGTTCATATCAAAAACTATATTGAACAGAGTAAACAAAAATCAACAGGGGATATTTGTCCTGGTTCTTTGCTTCAAGTAGATCCGCAGACATTGTTGGCCATTCCAATGGCTGAGGAACGTTTGTCGGCTGGTTTTCCTTCCCCTGCGCAGGATTATGTCGATAAATCTATTGATATGAATCAGCACTTGATTATGAATCCTACGGCCACCTTTATCGCTAAGGTGAACTCATCTTCATTGCGTGACATTGGAATCGACATCGATGACGAAGTGATTGTCGATCGTTCACTTGAGGCGAAGCATAGAGATATTGTGCTGGCTCTTATCGATAATGATTTCACCCTTAAACGTTTAATTATCGAAGGGGATAAACGCTGGTTAAAGGCTGAAAATCCAGAATATCCTGATATTCATTTGAAGGATGGTCAAGAACTTATAATCTGGGGTGTTGTTACTCGCTGCCTGAAGAAGTTTAGATGAAAAAGCGTGTGTTTGCTCTGGTCGACGTCAACAATTGTTATGTGAGTTGTGAGCGTCTTTTTCAGCCACATCTAAATAACAAGCCTGTCATTGTGTTATCAAACAATGACGGCTGTGCAGTTGCGCGAAGTAACGAAGCTAAAATACTCGGGATCAAGATGGGTGTACCGCGATTCAAAATTAAGGATCTCATCGAGCAAAATAATGTCGTAGTTCTCTCCAGTAACTATGCTGTTTATGCGGAAATGTCTAAACGCTTTATGACAATTCTTGGTAGCTACGTGCATAAGCAAGACCAAGAAATTTACTCTATTGACGAATGTTTTTTAGAGCTGACACATTACCAAAAAATTATTAATAACACTGAATATGCCCATCAAATGAAGGCGCAAATTTTGAAATGGTTGGGGTTGCCTGTTTGCGTTGGGATTGGCTTTTCAAAAACTCAGGCCAAGCTCGCAAATCATATTGCCAAGACATACCCGCATTTAAATGGGGTGTGCAATCTGGATGATATCGATCGTAAGGTTCTAAAGCATGTTTTTAGTCAAATTGATGTATCCGAAATTTGGGGAGTCGGTCGACAACACGCCAAGAAATTAAACTCACTTGGGATTGCTTCAGTACTAGATTTTATCTATGCAAATGAAAAGCTGATCCGTGGCCAGTTCTCTATCGTTATGCATCGCACCTGGTTGGAATTGCGTGGTCAAGCTTGTATCGAGTTAGAAGATACGCCACCGAATAAAAAACAGATTATCTCGAGCAGATCCTTTGGGCAGAAAGTTACTGAGCTGAATGACTTAAAAGCAGCTGTCAGCCTTTACACTGAAAAGGCTATTGAACGTTTGGCGGCTGAAGAACAACTTTGTGGTTGCATGATTGTTTTTGCTTACTCCAGTCCATTCGATGAACGTGAGCCATTCTACAAAGGGGAAGCTACTTTCGGCTTTCCTGAAGCTACAGACAATGTAATGACGTTGGTGAAAAAGGCAACTGAACTTATGGAAGGGGTGTATAAGAAAGGGGTCAAGTTTAAAAAGTGTGGTGTGATTCTGACAGGGTTAGAGCCTAAATCTGGTCATATTTATGACCTGCTTTCGGATATGGAGCACATTGAAAAAGCTGATAAGTTGCTGAAGGCATGGAGTCAGATCCGCGACAAATATGGTAGTAAAGGGATCTCAGTTGGGGCAGGGGGCTTGGGTGGTAACTGGACCATGCAGAGATCCAATTTAACCCCCAATTATTTTACTGCAGAAGGAATGATTCGAGTGAATCATTAAATATTAGCTTCCATTTCAAGTTGAGTTGAAAGACCTCCGCTAGAATTGTAGTTGTGGGTGGCTTTGGCCACAATCCATTTAAGTTTATCTGCTTGTTTTTTAAAGCCTTGAATTATGACTGGTGTCTCTGTAGAAACTTCAGGAACACCATATGCTGTATTAAAGCTAAACGTTGCCTTTTCACGATCAATCTTTTGTTTTTCAGCTTCAGCAGCACGTTGTGCTTCGTCTTTATTTGCAAAAGTTCCTTTAATTGTCTTGATCTTTCCTTCTTGGCCAGCGGTGACTTTTTTAGCTTTGGCATCACCCTTGTCCTGGTATTTTGCAGCGACACCAGTATGATCGCTATCCCGATCTTCTTCTGCATAACGCCATTGGTCACCTTTACTTCGAGCGATCGTAAAAGATTGCAGGTTTTTACCTGAAGCTGATAAACCAGAACCAGCTTGGAAAATGAGAAGCCGATCTTTTTTTATCGTCATCTCAGCACCATTTTGCTTCGCCAGGCGTTTTAAGAAGTTTAAATCTGATTCATTCGTCTGGTCGACATGCTGAATGGCTATGCTGGCAAGTTGGCCATTAATATTTAACTTTAAGTTATGCTCTTTTGCCACACTTTGGGCAATTACACCTAATGTTTGGCCATGAAATGATTTACTTTTTGCCGTTTTAATATTGCTGCGAAAATTTGCGCTAGATCCTCGAATTGTCATGACATCTGGTGGGCCACCCAACTCGGTACCATCAACGATAAAGTCACCTTTGTCATGTAATGGTTCACCCAGCCACCCAAGTTTACAATTGATTTTGACACCACGCTTTGGCAGCTCTAAAGCCCCATCATGATCATTGAGTGTGATATTGATTTGATCAGCTTCATCAGCACGATTGTCTGTCACGCTGACTGTCATAATGCGAGATGTGATTAAATTATTGAGTGGTTTATTATCAGCAGTCAAAATGCAAACAGGAGTCTTCATACAGCATCCTCCGTAATTTGTTGTTGATCTATCTGTTCATCATCCGTTCTTGAAAGCTTAATTGTGAAATCAATTTTTCTGGCCACGGCTATGTCTGTCAAAATTCCTTTGGTTTCATCTAAAGAATCAATTTTATAAACGCCATAGATGTAACCACTCCCATCAACCAATAAATAGCTTTGGCCACGATCTGCCATAGCAGCAATATCATCGATCGACTGACGTCGACCGAATCCATGTTCTTGATAAATTACTCCTGTCAAAGTAACAGTGTCTTCGCCAGCACCCATAAACTGGACAGCATCACGACCTTTGGCCACGGCATTAGAACCGTATTTCCACTGGCGTTGACGCTGTAATTCATTAAAGCTAAGAACGTCGGTCGTAAATAAAAATTGTCCTAAAGCCATCAACATAATTTCACCTATAGATCACTGAAGGAGCGACGCTGAGAAGCTTCAGCCATACGTTGGGCTTTTGCTACTTCCTGTGCGACTAGTTGTGCCAATGCTTGTTCATCCATACCTGCTGAAGGGTAAATATTAAATACTTGCTGGAAGGATATTGGAGTAGCGGTTGCCCCAGGCACAGATGCTGTGAGTGGTTTACGACGATCAAAACTAAATGGTTGGTTAACCATGGGTTGTGCCGTGTCAAACACTCCGAGCAAACCTTGACTTGCTGTGAGCATTGCTTTGTTCGGTAGGTTACTATTTTGATCGATACCGAGTGCAAGACCTTGCATGTTGTAAGCACCCAATTGAGCAAATACACGTGAAGGGGAGTGGATACCGAATGTACTTTTAACGCTACTGGTGACTTGAGCTGCAGCAGCTTTCGCCTTTTCAACTACAGCACCGACGGCACTGATAATGCCATTGCCAAGACCTTGCATTAGCATCTGGCCAAAACCTGTAAACGTACTCGGTAATTGAATCCCGAAGTAGTTCATCACAGCAGCAAAGGCTTGGTAAAACAGGCCTATTGGCGACCAATTAATAATTGTTGCTGAGATGTTGGCTATACCACTATTAAAGAAGCCTTGAATCTGCTGCCAAACTTGAGATGCACCAGCTGTAATGCTGTTCCATATTCCAATAAAAAATTGTTTAATTGGTTCCCAATTTCGATAAATCATATATGCAGCAACGGCCAGTAATGTAATAGCCAGGATCAAGGGGTTTGTAAGCATTAATCGCCCGACAGTAAATATCATCCGACCAAGCCACATTGCAGCACTTCCAATCATTTTAATGATACTGATGAAGCCGAAACCTTTTGCACCTAGGACACCAAAAGTTAAGCGTAGTAGAGCCATTGGTCCAAGTAAGGCCACAAGTCCAAGGGATAAGGCACTGAATGCAGCCAGAAGAAGAACAACAAATGCAATTGTCTTCATAATTGTGTTCGATAATTGAGGGTTAGCTTTTGACCATGCTCCAACTTTTTCTGTGATATTCGTTAGCCATGTAACAGTAGTTTTTAATTCTGGAGCAATTGATTCACCGAAGTTCACCATTGCATTGGTAAATGTTCCAGATGCAGCATCCCACAAATTGGTTAGTGTTCCTAACTGTGCATTTACACGTTGTTGAAGATTTGCCTGATCCGCCATTTTTTTAACCATCGAGTCATAACCAGCTTGGCCATTGTCGATAATCGTATTAAGTGCAAAGATAGTTTCTTTGTCGTTACCCCAAATCTTTTCTAGGATTTTGCCACGTTCAGAAGAGCTAAATTTTTTAAGTTTATCTAGCTCTTTGTACATTTTTTCAATACCTGCAAATTCTCCTTTCCCATTGGTAAAGTCTAGATTTAAAGAAATGTCATAATCTTTATTTAGCTTTGAAAGTTTGGTTTTCATATCTAAATCAAGTGATGAAGACAACACTTTGCTAATGGCATTACCTGCAGATCCACCTTCAGTCATACCAGCATTACCCAGCATCGTGAGTAGAGGTCCCATTGCTTTAGTGCCTTTTAAGCACTCAAGACGTACGACCTTCATACCTGCTGCCATACCGACAAAACCTTGTAACATCCAATCTGGATCTAAACCCGTGTGATGCATACGTTGAATCTGGTCCATGAATTGCAACATATCGCCAGAGGCCGTTTTGGTCGCATCTGATAATTGAGCAACAAATTTAGCTGAAGCTGGGTAGTCCATTTTCATAACTAAACCTACATACGCAGCGGACTCACCAATTCCATCTAAAATTTTGTCAGCACTTATACCTTCTTTGACTAGTACATTCATCATTTGTTTAAAGTCAGCAGTAGTCCCTGGCAATTGCGTCCCTAGTTTATCTGCTAGGGCGTTAATGCTGCCAAACTGCTTTGCAACCTGGCCATTGGCTTGCATCATAGAAACACGCAAATCTGTAGCTGCAGATTCAGACTCAGCATACGCCTTGATGGGTACTGAAATTGCAGCTGTACCAGCAGCAGCTTGAATACCCGCGTTCATGCCCATACCACCTAATTTGCTGATACGTGCTTGATCTGCAGCATATTGTTTCTGGATATTGGACACCTGGTCTAAAGCAGTCTTCTTTTTCCTTAAAGCATCTGTGACATCTTTGATTTGAGACCGCAGTCGTTTTTCATCATCACCTAATGTTCTTGTACTGACTCCAGCTTGAGTTAACGATTGACGTAGCCGTTGCAAATGCTGAATTTGATCTTGCTCGGCTAGCTTGAGTTGTTTTACTGCGAGCCGAGCACGATCCAGTTCTTTGGTCATGGCCTTGGTTGGGTTGGTAATGGCAGCATGAGCTTGTGCCAGCTGCTGTGCGCGAATCTGGGCATCTTTCATTTCCCCCCGAGTTTTATCAAGCTCACTACTCAATCGTTTAAATGAAGTAATATCGGCCTGAGTTCGGTTGAGTTTTTTTAAAGTTGCCTGTTGTGCTTCAAAAGAGGCTGTTAAACGTTTGGCTTTATCCTGGATATCTTTAAGTGGTTTGGATGCCTTATCCAGTACTTCAAGCACAGCCTGTAAACTTAATTTACTCATTTACTGTCCGTAGTTTCCCAACGTGCCCGTGCACGTTCACGCCATTGCATCAATTCATCAAGGTCGAAGTCATCACATTCTGTGGCTGACCAGTGAAAAACCACTGCTATATCAGCAATGGCATCATCGACACTTACTGGAATTCGTCCTTCGTATCCACGAAAAAACTTATGATTTCCTTACCTAGCTTGGTTAGGTCAGCAGGATCTAGTTCAAAGACATCATTTTCTGACATGGTAGGTAATGAAATTCGGCTTGCCACTTTAGCAATGGAGTCGATATCCAGCTGCAGTAAATTAACCAGAGATAAGCCTCGTAATGCCCTAGATTTTGGCTTGCGGATTACTACTTCTTTGATTAGTTTTTCCCCTCGTTTATAGCCATGATCAAAGTTTACTGTAATGACATTAGGGTCTTTTACAGCTTCAAGGTTTTCAACTTGCTCAGTTGTAGGGAGTGTCGGTTGAGTTTGGGTATTCGTCATTATTGTCATCCTTAACAAATAATTAGATTAAAGCCCCACGCTAAAAAATTAGCGTGAGGTTGGAGAGGGGAGTAGTTTAAAGTCCTAGGAAATCTTTAATTTGTTGTGCTAGATCACTGTCACCAAATCGTTCAATGCCATTCACGAAATCTAGCTCGACTTCGACAATGCCATCTTTTTCGAGACGGTAATAGGTCAATGAATAAGTCATCTTGGTCTCGCCTTTTTCACCTGGTGTTGTATCGCCTGGATCAAGCTCTCTGGCAAAACCACGCATATAGATCTCAACGCCTTGTGTTGCACAAGTATCTTGGTCTTCATAGATGGCTACGTAACGTAGAGGTAAATCGGAGATACCTACACGACCAAGCTGGCGATAAATTTTAGTATCAAAGCCCGTATAGGTAACTTCTGACTGTAATTTTTCCCAACCAAGTGCAAGATCGACTTCGCCAATCATGCCAGCCCCACGATGGCTATCAGTTTTCTTTGTAAGTTTTGGCAGGGTCATCGTGGCAGCGACACCTACCCAATTCACGCTATCAACAAATACGTTGAAGTTTTTTAGTGTACGAGGTAATGCAGACATTAATGCAAATCCTTATGCAGCAGTTGGGAGGTCTTCAAGCCCGCCACCTGTAATGAGTTTGCCGAAATCAATCATAAAACGTCCTGTAATACGTTGATTCAGCACTAGGTTTTCAAGTGGTGGGATAGGTGTGTAATCGTAATCGATACAGAGCAAACCATTCATAAGACTTTCTGTAGGGTTTAAAGATGCGTCAAACCATACAGAACCACCCATTAATCGACGTTCTTTACCTGAAGACAGGCGACGTAAATAAGCATTGATAGAGTCGATAATATCTTTGGCCAGATACGGTGTTAATGGCTGGTCTACGAAAGGGAAACAGGCTTCAATGATGCTTTCTTTAATCACCTGAGCAGTACGTACGAACACTTCAAAAACAAAACGCGGATCAGCGGAAGGTGTACGATTCCCCCAGAAGCGGATGCCGTTGTGTTGAATCATCGTCGTAATTTCATGGCTATTCAGATAACCAGCATCGGTGTCTGGATCTTCTAAATCCCAAGTAATTACCTGGCTAATTCCTGTTGGACCAGTCAAAACTACGTTTGACAGCGATTTATGCCAACCGACTGTTTTATCGAGATGTGCACGGGTCGCTGCAGCAACTACTGCAGCATTTAAAATGCCATCCCCGTAAATTGGTTTTGGTGTAACTTCAGGCATGAGCCTTCTCCTTGTTACGTTGGTATATAACTACTTAACGGTTTTAACTTGCCTTCGAAAAAGTAGTAATCAGTTTGTTCATAGGTAGTCTGCTGGCCATCAGGAACATAAATTTCTGATGGATGAGTTCCTGATGAGCCACCATTGCCCCAAGCATTTCCATCAATCGCTGGTGGAAGGATGCTTCTAAAAATCAAAGTCCTTAAGTTATAAAGATTCACAAAGGCCCAAGCATCGATGGAACTTAAACCTGCGCCCAGATCTAGGGTCACAATTGCATTACATGCGCTGAAGGTATTGTTGCCAATTGTTTGAACAGAATCTGGAATTTTTAGATTCACCAAAGCAGAGCAATCTGAGAATGCATAGTGTGAAATAGTCTGCAAACCATTATTAAAAGTGATTTTATTGAGCTTATTCCAAAATCTAAATGTATTAGCTGCAACAGTTTTAACATTTGAATTGAATACTAGTTCAGTCGCTAGGTCTCTGTAAGCTAAACGTGCTTCTGTTTCTAGAACAGTTTCGCCTGTTAGTTCATAGATCCATGAGCCATTAACAAGATACTTAATATCCCACGCTGGTTCTGGAGGAATAGCTCCTGACAAACAGACTGAGAAATTGCCATCAGAAAATCTATATAGTGTTGGATTGGTATTAGTATTGGCACCATACAGTTCAAGTCCATCTAGTATTTTTTTGAGACGAAAACGTACATTCAGATTACTTATATTTCTATAAGTCACCTCAGCTTTGGTATAAATACCAACATTAATTGGGTCGGGAAATACTGTCACAGATGAAGTTACTGATGCAGGAAGATTTTCCATAGGTACACCGTTTACTTCATAAGTGAAGTTATTTACAGCCGCATTAATAAGGCTGTTGTAGTTTCCTGTCTCATAATGCAATACAAGAGTTGTTGTATTTGTAGCCCCCTCACAGCTTATGATGCCTGTGGGGGGATTACCTCCCCCGAGTCTTCAACTCCAATCAAAACATTGCCACTGATAAACTCTGGATAAAGGAGCGTAAGCTCGCGATCACCTAAGCTATCTCGGTATGCCACAACAGCTTCAGCATCTGGTAGTAAATAACCGTTTGGCAATCGTGGATTTACATAGCTATATCCACGCAATTTTTTATTGACTGAAATTAGTGCTTGAACAACATCGGCTGTTTCAACATCAGGTGCAATGTTGATTTTTGGTGTGATCCCAAGAATTGATTTGGCTGTCAATAATGCCTGAATTCCTGTGCGCTCTCCGCTCTCATTGATACCACCAATAACAATGCTGTCATCTAATTGTAGGCCAACCTCACCCATCGTAAATGGATCTTGAATGCGAACAACAACTACTGTCGTGTTTACGATTGCTTGTATAGTTTCTAAGCTACGACGTAAGTTTCCAGTGTAGCCAGCTTTGGCAATGCCTGTATTCATATTATTAATACGCACAGGAATATTTTCTGGGAAAAAATCTGGATCTGCATCGTCAGCAAATGCAATTAACCCAATGACTGCAGTCGCAGTCTCTTTTACATAAACTAGTCCCGAACTTGGTTCGTTTCCTGTAATACCATGATGAAACATATTCAATCCTTCCTTGAATTGATGTGTTGATTAATTATTTCGGCTGTATGGGTAGTAATCTAGGTTGCCAACAACCTGAGTAAATCCTAAACAAGTCACTTCTATCCAAATCCATCTATCGATATTGGCTGGGTCTGCATCGCTGACATAGTCAGTACGAACAACTAAAACCGTTTGCTTATCTCCAGGGGGACCTTCTTCATAAATATTTACTAAGCGACTGTAGCTATCATCATCGGCATGGCTACCGTAACCACCTGACTGATAGGTAGTAGAAACATGAAGTATTCTGGCTGCAGAGACTGGTAAATAAATATGTAGGTTCTCATCTCCCTTGTTGGCATGGACTTTAATAGTCTGTTTTAAGAGACCTCCTGGTAGGTAATAAGTGCTAATTTGAACAGCATCGTAATTAGTCGGATTTACGGCATAGTGAATTGGAAACCGAGTTGAAAGGGGGTTCAAGTCTCTAAAAGCCAGTATTCCGATTGAATTAATGCGTTCATGGATAAATGAAATATCTAAATTTTTCTCATCTCTAAGAGTATCGATTTTAGAATTTAGTAAATCATCAACATAGATTCTTGCATCGCGCTCGGTATTATCACCAAGCTCTCGAGCTATTTTTTCATCCTCTAACTTTTGCAAAACCCATGGTTGACTTGCACTAATTGGATTGATGGCCTGGATTAATACATTACCGCCTTGCTCAGGTTTTACATCAATATAAAGTTGAAGCTCGCCACCAGCACCTTGAGCCAGTACTGGTTTAAAACCCCCATGATAATTACCCAAATAAACTAGCTTCCCAGTTGGATCTGTAAGACCAATTTCATGGATATTGAAGCCACCAATTTCATTACCTACCAAAGCACGAATACGAACAGTATGTGTATCAATCATCTCAACAGATTGGACTGGTACCATTGCGCGCTGATTGACCAAGGTAGTACGTTGCTTATTACTGATAGGGTCGTAAGGCGAACCATTTGCATCACCCAAAACCAGGTTAATAAGTGAAATACTGGCAGTATTGTGAGCCTGTGCTATTAGCGACAGGCCGTAGTTAGTTGGAGTAACGTAATAAATGGCTGTCATTTATTTCACTTCTGAGTTTCAGATGTCAAAGATGCTGAAAAATTCGTATTTTGATCCACAAAATGTACGTTTAACCAAATACGACTAAGTTCAATGCCAGTTACAGTACGTTCTTTCAAGACAGTACCGTTGGTGTCAGCTAGAGTTAAAGCAACACTATCTTGGCCAGTACGAGAAATGGTAGCTGCATATGTAGTCTGATCATTTAGATCAGTACGATATGCTTCATTCCAATCTCGCCAAGCTACGAGACGAGCTTTTTCAAGATCCTGCAGAATTACAACGCATTGATCACTATAGGTTCCCGTTTTTTCACCGTTATCAGCAGCTAATGCAAAATGTTTGATGGAACCTAATGCAACTTTAAAATCAACAGTTACAGACTCTCCTATATTCAAACTTTTCTTAGCAAATAAACCCGTTGATATAGAACCTCCAAGCCCTTCCTCTTCAAAAGTACCGCCTGTATAAGTTAAGACACCATTGCTTAATGTTGCATTTGTCAGAGACCAGCCGTCGATGGGCTGGCCATCAACGGCTAAATCAAAAAAATTTGCAGAACTCTCAAGCATTGGAATTCCGAACAATTCACCAATGAAAACAATGGCAGGTTTGTTTGCTTCAAGATCAATTTGTTTAGGTGGGTAATCTTTGTATTCGATTACAATATTTTGGGCAGTGGTAGAAGCAAGAATCACTTTTAATGATTTATCGCTTTCTGAAATTGAACTAATGTTTGGCTTAAATTTCAGTCCATTACGAGCCTGACCATCACTTAATAAGACAACAGTCGTACCTGCAACCGTATGTTCATGATCATTTGTTAAGACCAGATCCACAGGATTGTGATGTACACGTACCAATTCATAGGGCTGGAAGCTTCCGATCTGAATAATTTTATCTTCAGTATTAGAAAACTGTTCAATTAAGCTTTGCATTGCTGTCATATCAATAATCCTTTATTGACTTGTTAAATAAACCTGTTCACCAGTAACTACAGCACCAGCTACTAACAAAAATGCTGAAGTACTAACTCTTGCATTGATTCCATATAGATCTCTTTGAGATTTGGTGGCATCAATAGCGGTATGTAATTGTGATAACTGTTCGATGGTTAAAAGTATTGCCTCAGCAACGATGACTGAAAATGTATATGGTTGGCCCTTTGGTACTTGTTGGTGCCAGGCTACAATTTGATACTGATTTACGACGGTTTCAATTAATGCTCGTAGTGAGGCTCTAGTACCTCGCTGTGTATTGAAATCCTTAGAGGCATGTATAGCATCTCTTTTTTGTTGATCATTCCAACTTGGGTCCCAATATTCAACTCTGTGTTCCCAGGCCAACCAAGGTAAATGGGAAACAGGGCATTCATCAATACGACTTAATTGCACAAATGGAACGGGTAAAAGTTCTACTCGAGCAGAACAATACTCCAGACTTTTTTCGAGTCTGGTACTGTTAGGGGGGAGTAAGCTAGACATCTCTATACTCCGCGACTTTGACCAATCGATTTGTGCATCGGCCATAACGACTGTTTGGAACAACGATATCTTGTAGAGGGGAGTCTAAAATTACTCGTTGGACACCAGACTGGTGTAATGCAGCAAAGATTCCGCTTCTTGAAATATCAAAACCGTTGTAGCTCACTTGTTCTAGGTATTTATCAAGCTGCTTATTTGCTTCAGCTTGAACAACATCTGAGTCTGGACCAGAAAACAGTACAAGGGTTGCATTGATGCTAAAGTCCATTGGTGTGGCAGCTGATACAAGCACATCATCCGTCGCTGGACGACGAGTTTCAGGATCTAAACTTACGTCAACTTTATCCAGTAATGACTGTGGAGCGATCACATCATTATGACTCTGAATCCATACTTCGACCTTGCCAGCTAAATTCGTTATTAAACTTGCATCTTTAACTTGGCCATCCGCAGAAAGTGCCCAATATTGATATGCACCTGTTGATCCTGCAGCTGCTCGTTCTGGTGCTAATTGCACTCTGCGACGAAGTGCGTCATTTGATTCATAAATGGCTTCAGTAGGGGGTACAACATTATTGTTTGCAGGTTGTATAAGTAAGCGATAAACATCACGATTGGCAGCAAGATGATCCAGATCAGCATCAATCGCGTAAGCAAGTGTGAGAGCTTTTGAAGTCGAGTTAATTTCATGAGTTTTTAATAAAATGCGATATGCGAAGGTCTCCAGTAGTTTTACAACTGGTTCACTTTTGAGTTCTAAAACCTCAGCCATTTCTGGATAACGTTCTAAAAAGTCAGCTTTACACAAAGCAAGTTCCGCAGAAAAATCTAGGGCTTGCAATACATTTGGGTATGGCAAATTTGATAGATCGACGCGAGTGGTATTACTCATGCAGCTGCTCTCAATTCAAAACGATCAACGTAATTAATAACTTTTTGATTAAATGTAGTTATGCCAACAAGTTCGAGTTCCCAACTTCCTGCAGCTTCAAATTTGATAATACGAATCTGAGTAATACGGACTCTTGGTTCAAACAAAATCAAAGCTGTTGCAGTTGCACTAAATAGCCGAATCTTGGTTGCTTCGTTGCAAGGTTGGTCTATTAAATCAGGGACAATTGATCCGTATTTTCTTTGACAAATACGGGTACCAACTAAGGTTGTCAAAATGTCATGGATTGATTGTCGTAAGTGAAGAAGATAGGGCGCAGCGTCATTGATGCTGCGCCCTGTAGTTCGTGACATCCCTATCATTGTGGTACTCCCGTTGCATCGTTACCACTACGAACCCCAATGTGTTTATGTCCAATCAAGCTAATTGCTGTTGCTTTGACATCCATATCAGAGCTAATAAGCCCATGAGCATGCAAACTACCTGTGAATTCAACATTTTCCACATCAAATGTGAGTTTTTTAAGTTTAAATGTTGCTTCCCCTGACTGTTGATCAATGATTAGAGAACCTGCAGGAAAGTCCACAATAATCTCATCTTCAGTACCAGAAATACCGTTTTCATCATCCGTTGGAAGCGCGATAACAGGAACTGCGTTTCCTAAATTTCCAGATTCAGAAATAACGGTAAATTGCTCGCCCTTTGATGGACATCGCCATATTTTCAAAGTACCCCAAGCGAGCGCAGGAATCGTCACCCAATCTGTTTGATTTTCGCCAATCTCTAAACGCATTTTTTTGTTTGCCGCATCGACCTCGAGCACAGTCCCTGTACTCGCGATGTTATTAAGCAATCGTGCATTTTCAGAATTTGACATTTTAAAAATCAAAAAAAACCCATGAATCGATCATGGGCTTTTTGAAATTTTATTTCTAATCATCAAAGTCCGAATAGAGCTTAATCGGACTCAAGTTGAGGATTGAAATTGGTAATAATTAATTCATGGCCAAGTTCATCATTATCTGCTTTCGCATTAACGGACCAGCGGATCTTTTTCTCAATAAAATTGAAGTCTGCAAAAATTTCTCGCACCTGGGGAACGTCATTTAAACTTAAAATAAATTTGCCCTTAATGCTTTTCAAGATATCTCTCAATTTAAAGAAATCATCTCGGCTGAAGATATCTTTGCCATAGTACTTTTCACATTGATAATACGGTGGGTCCAAATAAAACAGCATATCTTTATGATCTTTTTGTAAGATCAATTGATCAAATGCCATGTTTTCAATCGTAACCCGTTGCAAACGCTCATGAATCTTTTGTAAAAACTCTTTGAGATCATCACCAAGTTTTAAGTTGGCTGGTCGAATAGGGTGGGAGCAAAAACTAGGATTATGAATACGTGCACCATAGCAATTTCTGAGCATGTAATAGAACCGTGCTGCTCGCTGAATGTCAGTTAATGATTTCGGTTCTTCAGATCTGGCACGTAGAAACTCATCGCGACTGATTAATTGAGTTTCAAACTCTTTAACCAATGCTTCATGATGATATTTAAATACACGATAGAGATTGATGAGATCGCCATTAATATCATTGATGGTTTCACCGTAGCTTGGTGTTTTCTTAAATAACACCCATCCAGCTCCGCCAAAAACTTCGCAATAATATTTATGAACGGGCATTAACTCAATAATAGTTCGAGCTAACTGTGATTTTCCCCCAAGCCATCCTGAAAATGATCGTCCAGATGCATTATAAGAAACTTGGTGTTCGTTGGTGTTGTTTACCTTTGCTGCTGACATTTTCTGTCTCCGTAAGCAGCTCATGGCTGTCTGACCTGACGCTCGAGGCGTTCCAGTGATTTAGCACCTTACATCGAGGGCATTTAATATTAATTTTTATAGGTTTATCTTCAATTTGTGCGAGTAATCTACCGCAACCACATCTAAAATCTCGCATTATTTACTACTCAAAAATTCAAAAATCGTTGTTTCAATCCAGCTTTTATCATCTTCACTGAATCCAACAAGCTCACGTCTAGGATATGCAACAGGATCTGCTGTTCTGGATGGTCTTTGTGTTAGACCTTCCTGATGAATTTGCGCGATTTTTGCAGTACGACCGCTAAAGCCTACAGCTGCTTTTTTATCAGAATATTCAGTTTTAATTTGTCTACCAATCATTTGGAATAATGCGCCAGTGCGTCTGATCTTCCCAATTTGATCCCGTTTACGAGGTATGTATCTGAATCCTTCAGGATCTCTTTGCTGCTTAACACGATCACGCATGCGAATACGTAATCCTTGTGTGAGCTTCCGCATAAGAGATCGCATTTCAGATGGCTCTAGAGCTAAAGCTAGATCGTCAACCCAACGATTTAATGCGGAAATATTCATGGTTGTTTGATGAAACCTTTATGATCATCCCAAATCATTGGCTTACAAATTGAATAGCCAGTATCTGAAATATTCACTTTTTCGCGTTGTGGAAAATCTACTTCTAAGTCGAATGTATTTAAATCAATAATTTCACTGCTAAAAGACAGCTCAATTTCTTTTTGTGCTGCATTTAAATGCAGATTGTTTTCTCGTAACCATTTCTTGATATAAGCGAGTATTAAAATAGGATCGGTACGGCAATCTAGAAATAAAAACCGAGCTGTATATTCTAAATATCCCTCATTTAAGTTCCCATTGACGATAAACAAGTTCGTTTTATCTGCAGTAAGTACAGGGAGTTTTTCAGAAAGATACGTTTTAAGCTCGGCTAATTTAATCATTTTTAAATTACCTAAAGGGTAATGCGGTTGGCAATCCAACCATAAAAAAATTGTTCCTGTGAAGGGTTACGCTCGCAAATTTCAATGTAACGATTGCCTTGCAGGATATTAAGAACCTTACATAGAGTCGTGACACCATTTTGGCCACGTTTGGATAAATATGTCTTCAATGCAGACATAGTGGCATCACCATAAACCCCGTCTGGGTCGAGGTCTGGAAATCCACCTTTACCCTGGTTATTTAGAAGATTAAGTGCGCGCTGCAGAAGAGGCTTCGCAAAACTGACACCACAGTTAACACCAGTATCTAAAAGTTCTTCAGCGACTGCAGGGCATAAATTATTGATGCGATCAAAGCGAGGATTCAACCAATAGGTTTTTAGGTAGATTGTCTCGGCTGTTGAGCGAGGTAAATCTTGCATACGTCCCTTATAGCCATGCTGACGTGCAACAGCCTCTGTAATACCGAAATTGGTTGGTCCACCACGATCTGCAGGGTTGTTGCTATATCCACCTTCGCGATCAATTAGATCTGCAATGTATTTTTCGATATTCATAACTCTTCCTTGTCATGTGTCGAACTACCAAATGTTTGATCATATTTTTCAGAAAATTTCTGATCTACCCATTTAGTCCCTTTAAACCCAATTACGCCACCAAAGAAAATCCCAACCTCATTTGGTAAATTCAGCCAAGATAAAAGGCTGGCAATCGTAATCGTCAAAAGTCCACAAATAAATGATTCCAACCAATCGACTTTTCCATATTTTTTTGCTGTACGAAATATCGCAAGTAATACAGTCACGATGAAGCTGGCTATTAACCACCAGTAATTAGCTAGAATTTGATAAGCCCATTCAATGAAGCTTTGATTTTTCCACGGCATAGATATTCCTTTATCTAATCCCAAAGTTTTAAAGTTTCATTCGTTACTGGCTGGATATAGTCGGGTAAAATGACTTTTTGATGTGTATCTAAAATTACCTGATGCAAACTTGGATTGAGTTCAAGAATTTCAGGCAAATACAAAGCTGATTGATTGCCATATTCACGATAAGCAACTGAATCTAAAGTGTCATTTTGAATCGCTTTGACAATCCGTGTCATAGCAATTTTACCCTGTTACGTTTACGGCCAGTTAAATCTGCAATAGCGTAATTTACGTTACGACGAAGACTAGTTACTTTTGATAATCCATTTTCAGCACGAATTTGACCTGTAGAAGTGGTATCAAAATCTAAATTATCTTCAGCAATGAGCGCAGCAGCCTCATAACATACAGCTTTAACGTAGTTACGTTTTTGATCGTCAGTCAATGGAGCGATTAGATAACGTTTACCAATCAACTGACTGTTAATCGTATCCATCGCTTCACTGACTTTTGCTGTTAATAAAACCTCACCCTTTGAGGCATCAACACGACCTTGGGCTAAAAGCTCAGCAACACTGATTGCTGGATAGCCCTGACGAGGATTGATGACATTTGCATCGGGTAAGGCATTATTAATTAGCATCGTTATTCACCTGCAGGCGCAGAAGAATTTTGAGTTGTGGCCACATCCTCAGAGGCGGTGGACGCAGGAGAGGTCGCAACAGATGTTGTTACTTCCTGCGAGTCGCCCTGGTTGTCGTGGATCGACTCGTTTGTGTCACGTTTTAAAGTACGCTCTAGCTTTTCGATGTTTTTCTTCACGCCAGAAGCTGAATTTAAACGCAACGCATTTTTAAATGCTTCCAATGCATCAGCAGGGCGAGATTCGGTAATAGCCAAACCTAATGCCTTGTAAATTTTTGCATGCGCTTCATTTACCAGATCTTCGCCACGTACCAGTTCAGCAATCGATTCAAGTATTGAAGCATTATCGATGGCCAGCTCAACATTTTTGATGCATGCCTCACCAATATTTTCAGCAAGTACTTCAGCCACAGTACGTTTGAACTTTTCAGGCATTACCATGCCATTTAAAATTCCATGCTGGCCAATACGAAGTGCTAATTTAAAGTCTTCAGCATCGATCGCCCAGGCTAAAAGATACATAAGAACTGTATTCTGTTCAGCAGGCGATTGTGCCAATGACGCATCGATGAATCCTTGGAACTCAGGCAACCATTGTTTTTTCAATTCAACTTTTTTGTCGACTGCGCGAACATTACTGAGTTGATCAAGGTAACTTTGCAAACGCAATTCGATGTTCTGTTCAATAACTGAAACTGAACCATCTGCACCTTCTTTATAAAGGATTGTTACGTTCTGATCAGGACCAGAAGCTAAATCCACACCACCTTTAAATTTAGCCTGATTAAAGATATGTGGAGGGAATTTGGCTTCACGTTCACGCTGGGCCTTTTTCAATAACTCTCTTTCACGGTGTTGACGCATTTTTGAAGTAAGTAGGCTTGACATTATGCTTGCACCTCAATGTTTTCTAGCAATACGCATAAGTCGTAATCTTCAACCACATAGTCTTCATTGATCGATTGATAATCGACATCACGGTCCCATGCTGGCTCAGCTACGATACTTCGCACCAAGGTGTTCGACTGAATATAAATCGACAGGTTCTTTAACGTTGTGATCAAAATGGTATTTTCTGGAAATTGCGGTGGTAAAACAGGTTGCAATGTCCCAAGGATTTGATTTGCGTAAATTGTTCGTGCCGCGATTTGTTCTGATGGATCTTGAACTTTATCCAATAGTTTTAAATATTTTTCAGAAATAATGCCACTTCCACAAATGGCCACTAAATCTTTACGGTTACGATATTGAGGGGCGATAAAGGTATGAATTGCATTTTCAACCAATCCATCCAATGTTTTATATTCGCCTGTTGCACCTACAGTAATCTTATGGCCACCTTGACCATCATCTGTATCACCTGAATAGACTTGTTCTGGTGCAACTTCACGAATACGTTGCAGCCAGCCTCGTTTTACATCCTGTAAAAGGGGGAAGGTTTCACGGTCAGAACTTGGAGCACGATATAAACCATTAAACCCCATTGTAATCTTGTCGAGGGCGATGGCTTTTGTAACCATTTCGGCAAGATTTTTCTTAAATTCTGGGCGATGTCGCCATGCATTTAATAGAGACCATTTGTATGCAACATCATAGTTAGTTTGCGTACATAGGTAATTATCAAGATGTCGCGTTTCGCCTACAGCAGTCGGTTTACGTGGGCCAGTACGGGTATCGGTCGTACTTGCAATCGTAGTGCCTACGCCCATTCCAATTTTTTCACCAGATTGAGCATCTACTGGATAAATGTTGATTTGACGTAGAAAATCATCACTTTCTTGATAAGCAGTGATAATACGCTGTTCAATTGAAGGTACAACTGTGAAACTTTCACGTACAGTACTCACACCATTTAAACCAGCAATATCATTTTGATACTGTGCAAATAATGCTTTCGTGATCGCGTTTAAAACTACTCTAGCCATATTAATTAAATCCTTTTAATTCATTACGTTCTAATTAAAATTTCATCCTGAAAAATTAATAAGGTGCTGTTCCACCTTGAACATTGCCAGGAGCAGCTGGAGGTGTATTGACAGGCGTTTTTGAAATCGTATTAAACGATTCTTGAAGGGTTGTTAGTTGTTGTTGTAGAGGTTGCAATAATTGGTTTAATGCTTCAGTTGGATTTGAAAAATTGGTTTGGCCTGGGTCTTGCGCAGGCGTTGGCGTAGTACCTGGAACAGCCACTGGTGCAGTTGGTGCGATTCCTGGAGCTGGAGTGCCAGGTTGACCAGCAGTAAGTGCTTCGAACTTCTGATTTACTTCAGTTTTAAATGTTCCAAAGCTTTCAGCAATCTGCTTAATGCCATTCAAAGCAGCAACGACACCTTGAGCAACGGTTTCATCTACACTCGTTTCTACTGGTTTTGGCTTATTTGACATCAGCTCTTTAATTTGCTGCAAGAGTCCTTTGTTTTCGTCTTGCGTGTTTTGTTCACTCATGAAGATATCCTTATCTGGTGAGGTTTTTACGACATTTGTATTTGCTGAAAATTTCAGTGCTTCAGTGTTGAGGCAGTTAGGATCATCCGTAAGTCCCAAACCCACCTGATAGGCTTTTCCAGATCCAGCAAAATCACGATAGAACTCAATTGATGGATAAATTTTCTGACCAGCTTTATTGAGGGAAACAAGGTTAGGTAGTGCTGAAATAGTGTTGTACTGACACATCAAGCCATTTTCTTCAATTGCTTCAACTTTGATGATGTCACCATAAGCATTGAAGGGCGGTTCAGGAGACCAACCTTTAATATGCTCAATATTAATACGGCCACCGTAATAGGCGATGCTATACGATTCGGCCATTTCTAGAATTTCCTGTCGAGTGAGAGGACGTCCATCAACAGTTTGACCTTCCCGTGCAACACGGAATCTTTTTTCAACACGGCCTTCGCCAGGTAAAGCAGTCATCTTTACTCCATTAAAAAAGAATGCTTTTAAGAGGCTTTAAGTTTGATGTTTTGATCAAAGGCTTTGCAAATGACGAAAGTCCGAATAGAGCTTAATCGGACTTCATTCTTTAGTTTGAAATTTGGCATTAACGTTTAATAACGTTATATGGAAACTTTACTCAGTCCCACGGATGGGGCACCTTCGTTTTTTGATGCAATGACATCACGCCAGCAAGGGCGACTTTTGTTCGCTCAGGGCTTATCTGTCTCTGAAATTGCCACATATCTTAGCGAAAAGCGATCCACTGTTGAAAGTTGGAAACAACGAGACGGTTGGGAAAAGGCCGACATTTTTGATGATGTAACGCTTGGGCTACGTGCTCGCTTTCTAACGTTAATTTTTAAAGAAAACAAAAGCAATGCAAATTATAAGGAAATGGATTTCCTTATGCGAATGCTAGAGAGATCTGCAAAAATTGAACGTTATCGCTCTGGTGAGGGTAACCAAGTTGACCTTAATCCTAAATTGGGAAATCGTAACAAGGACGCTAAATCACGCAAAAAGAAACTGAAGAATCAGATCACCCAGGAACAATTCGAGATCCTCGAAAATGCATTCAAAGAAATCTTCTTCGACTTCCAACATGAGTGGGGTAATACGATAGAGAAGTCCGAAGCTGAAATATTTATGATGCTAAAGTCTCGACAAATCGGGGCTACTTTCTACTTTGCATTATGGGCATTAATAGATTTATTAAAAACTGGAAAAAATAAAATTTTCCTTTCAGCTTCAAAAGCACAAGCATTCCAGTTTATCGAGTACATACGCGCATTTGTACTGGAAACAATCGAACTTGAACTTACTGGCGATCCGATCGTAATCAATGGGCCGCAAGGCCAAGCGACCATCTATTATTTAGGAACAAATGCTTTAACCGCACAAGGTCGACATGGCGATGTAATTATTGACGAATTCTTTTGGATTCGTAAATTTGGAACATTCCAAAAAGTTGCAGGGGCAATGGCCTCGCAAAAAATGTATAAGGAAATTTATTTATCTACGCCATCGAGCATCTTGCACGAAGCTTATGCATTCTGGGCTGGCACTGATGGGGACCGCAAAAATAGAATTGAAATTGATATTTCTCATACAGCATTAAAGCGCCCCCAAGTATGTGCAGACGGTAAGATCCGTCAGATTGTCACTTTAACTGATGCCGAGAAAGCTGGCTATGATCGATTCAATAGAGAAGCATTAAAACGCAGATACCCTGATGATGAGTTTCAGAACCTATTTGAATGTCAATTCATTGATGATACTGGATCTTATTTTCCAATGGCCATCGTTGAAACCAACATGGTGGACTCGTGGAATATTTGGAAGGATTTCCATCCATTTCAACCGAAACCTTATAGCGGTGAAGTTTGGCTTGGTTATGATCCGTCCTTTACGGGAGATAATGCTGCCTTAGTGGTCATTGCCCCACCTAGAACAAGTTTGAGTCCGTATCGGATTTTAGAAGTTCATCAATTCAAAGGGCTATCATCCAGTGAACAAGCCCTAAAAATTAAGAAAATCTGCGAACGATACAACGTCGTATTTATTGGAATCGATAACACAGGCAACGGGATCTCAGTAGCTGAACATGTCTCTCACTTTTTCCCTGGTTTAAAACGTCTCAACTATAACCCTGAGTTAAAAATTCGCATGGGGCTACGTGCGAAAGAATTATTGGAAAGAAGAAGACTGCAATTTGATGCTGGTAAGCTGATCATTGCTAAATCATTCCTTTCTATTAAAAAAGCATTAACAAGTGGTCAAGGTCATAAAACACTTGTTACTACACGTTCGGCCGAAACAGGTCATGGAGATATAGCCTGGGCGGTTATGAATGGACTCGAAAATGCTCCAATTATTGATATCACAAACGTCAATGTAAGCAGTGCTAAGAAAGCAAGGATCAAGGTTTATAAATAATGAATATTCCAAGTGTAATCAAACAGCCACTTCAGAAGATTGGATTTTTTCAGGATAGGACGCCAATTAATATTGAGCAACCTAACAGAAAAATCATCATGAGTAATTTTGGTGATGCAGAACCTGTGCTTGATGGACAAACTCTTTTTCAGTATGGATACTGCCCTCAATGGCAAGACTGGTATGAGCTACCTTATGACGTTGCTGCCACTGCAAAATTATTCAGAGCGACCAGTCACCATACAAGTGCATTAATTGTTAAACGAAATATTTTAAGTAGCACTTATATTCCTCATCCACTTTTAAGCCGACAGCAATTTGATGCGCTAACGCTTAACCTTTTGACCTATGCAAATGCTTATGCTCATTTTGAGCGTAATCGGTTTGGTGGAATCATTAAAATTACATCGCGACCGACTCTCGTAATGAGACGAGGTTTGGATCTCAATCGATATTTTCAGATAACTCAGTTTATCAATAAACAATATGAATATTCCCCAGAAGATATCTTACATATTTATGAGCCTGATACCACACAAGAAATCTATGGCATCCCAAGTTATCTAAGCTCTGTAAATGCGATTTTATTGAATGAGGCTGCAACATTATTCCGTAGACGCTATTACAAAAATGGAGCTCATGCTGGATTTATCTTACACATGACAGATGCCTTACAAACTCAGGATGATGTCGAAGATCTAGAAGATGCAATGGAAAATTCAAAGGGAGCTGGCAATTTCCGAAATTTATTACTTTACACACCTGGTGGTACTAAGGATGGGGTTAAGGTTATTCCTATTGCTGAGGTGGCTGCTAAGGATGAGTTTTATAATATTAAGATTGCAAGTCGCGATGACCAGTTAGCTGGGCATCGAACACCGCCACAACTTATTGGAGTGGTACCGCAAAATGCTGGTGGTTTTGGTGACATTGAGAAAGCTGCCAAAGTCTTTTATTACAATGAAATTCTTTATTATCAAAATATGTTGAAGGCTATCAATGATCGCATAGGTATTGAGGTCATAAAATTTCACGATTACGCATTGATCGATACCATGAAAAATCCAGTTTAATCTGGATTTTCATTTAATTTTTTTGGTGTATTTGTTATGGAGTTTGGACCTACCAATTATATCATTTATGCAATGTAAGTGGTTAATAGTATTGTATTAATTCAATAACATAGTACATGGCTATAGATGCAAACGTAACCTCAATACACCATCAATCATCCTCAATAAAAATCCATCGACATCTACCTAAAACATTAAGAACTATCACCTGGCGCGCGCAGTTATCTCCACGCCACGCCTGCCCACTAAATATATCAAAACAGATGCAAATGCATCACTGCCTAATAGGAAGCCGTGGTGGGCCTTACAGCGCAAAATAA